TTGGATGGCACTGACCCTGTTTTCGTATCTGCCTACGATAGATGGGCGAAAAGGCACGAAGACAAACAGAAGCAAGAAGCAAAGCAAAACGCCTGAGATACCTCGCAAGAGCCTCAGATTATTAATCCTAAAATCACTTGATTCGGTGACAGGAGACTTTAAATGGCAGCAAATTTTATTCAAGAAGAAGAACTGTTTGAAAGCAATGAGCAAGAAGTAGTACAAGATGTTACAACTCCAGAGGCATCTACAACCGATGCACAACCTGCAGTTAAACAACAAGAACCAGTAGACGAGTTACCTGAGAAGTATCGAGGTAAATCCGCATCAGAGATTGCAAAGATGCACCAAGAGGCTGAAAAGCTCATTGGTCGTCAAGCAAATGAGGTTCACGAAGTACGAAGTCTTGCAGACCAGCTTTTAAAGCAACAACTCGAAGCTCGAACAAAAGAAACAGCGCCTATTGAAGAATCGCTTGAAGAAGACTTTTTTGTCGACCCTAAACAGGCTGTCAACAGACAAGTAGAAAAGCATCCCGCTGTAATTGAAGCTAGACAAGCAGCATTAGAAATGAAGAAGATGAAGACGGCACAACAACTGTCGGCTAAACATCCTGATTTTACCACTATCGCACAAGATACTGGATTCCAAGATTGGGTTAAATCTTCTAAGATTCGACTGAACTTGTTTGCTAAAGCTGATGCAGAATTTGACTTTGATGCCGCTGATGAATTGTTAAGTACTTACAAAGAACTTAAACAAATCAAACAGCAGACTCAAACGACTCAAACTGCAGCAGTAGAAAGCAAAGCTCAAGAACAAGCAATGAAGGCAGCTACAGTTGATGTTGGTGGTGCTGGCGAGAGTAGCCGAAAAGTATATCGTCGAGCAGACCTAATTAAATTGAAACTTACCGACCCTAGTCGTTATGAAGCACTGCAGGATGATATCCTAGCAGCATACGCCGAGGGAAGAGTTAAGTAATTTTAGACTTAATAATTAACAAAGGATATTAATCATGGCAGCAGTAACATACCCCGGCGGTAGTACATCTATCGTTAACAAAACAGCAGCAGACAAGTTTATTCCAGAGATTTGGAGTGACGAAGTAGTAGCTGCATACAAAGCAAACTTAGTTCTTGCAAACCTCGTCCGTAAAATGTCTTTCAAAGGCAAAAAAGGCGACACATTGCATATTCCTAAGCCAACTCGTGGCACAGCAACGGCTAAAGCAGCTAACACTGCAGTAACCATTCAAGCTAACACCGAGAGCGAAGTACAAGTTGTCATTGACCAACACTTCGAGTACAGCCGTTTCATCGAGGACATCGTCGAGACTCAAGCATTGTCTTCCTTGCGTTCTTTCTACACCGACGACGCTGGTTATGCTTTAGCTAAGAAAGTTGACGACACTCTCATCGCTTTAGGTAAGTCCTTCGGCGACGGTGACGCTTCTGACTGGGTTCATAGCAATGTGTATTACATCGATGCAACTACTGGTTTGACTCTGTACGCAGAAGATACCGTTATTACATCCGATGTATTTACCGATGCTGGTTTCCGTAAACTCATCCAGTTGATGGACGACGCTGATGTTCCAATGGATGGTCGTAAGTTTGCTATTCCTCCATCACTCCGCAACGCTATCATGGGTATTGACCGTTACAATAGCTCTGACTTCGTTGATGGTCGTGGCGTAAACAATGGTCAAATTGGTAAGTTGTATGGCATTGATATCTATGTATCAAGCAATATGCCTATTATCGAGACCGCTGCAGCTAACTCTGTTGGCGACGCAGTTAAAGCTGCTCTCCTATTCCATACTGATACTATGGTCTTTGCCGAGCAACTTGGTGTTCGTTCCCAGACTCAGTACAAGCAAGAATACTTGTCGACTCTCTATACCGCTGATACCCTCTTCGGTACTAAAGTAGTTCGCCCAGAAGCTGGCTTCGTACTCGCTGTAAACGCCTAATATTGGATCTCAAGCTCCTTAGCTACGGCTAGGGAGTTTGTTTAAGTGCATTCGTTGAGTGTATTTAAACAATTAAGGAGATTCTATAATGCCTTCCACGATTATCACCAAGAATAGTTCCACTGCTTCTGCTGTACCATCCTCTGGCTCCTTAACACAAGGAGAACTAGCAGTCAATGTCACCGATAAGAAACTCTATACCAAAGACTCTGGTGGCACTGTTGTTGAACTAACTGGTCTAAAGTCTAGTGACATCGGTGTTAGCGTACAAGCCTACGATGCTGACTTAACAACTCTTGGTGCTGGTGGTTCTTCTGCCAGATCGTTCCTTGGTTTAGCGATTGGCACAGATGTACAAGCCTACAATGCCAACACAGCGTTTACCAATACCAACCAATCCTTTAGCGTGGCACAGCGTGGAACCATTACTGCTTTAACAGATGGTGCAACCATAACTCCAAACTTTAATAACGCTAACAACTTCTCCGTTACTCTCGGTGGCAATCGTACCTTAGCCAATCCTACAAACCTAACTGCTGGTCAGTCTGGTGTCATCGTAATCACTCAAGATGGCACAGGCTCTCGCACCCTAGCGTATGGTTCTAACTTTAAGTTCCCCGGTGGCACAGCTCCTACACTAACCACAACTGCATCTGCGGTAGATGTCTTAGCTTATTATGTAGAGTCAGCTAGTCGTATCACTGCTCGCTTAGTAGCGGATGTTAAATGATTAATCAGAATCTACTGCTTACTGGAGATGATGGTTATAACCTAACCAACTCCCTACGCTTTCGGTCTAGTGCGTCTGCTTATTTGAGTAAAACTTGGGGTTCTAATGGAAGTAGTCAAACATTTACTGTTAGCACTTGGCTTAAAAGAGGTGCATTAGGGGCAATTCAAGCTATTGTTACTGCTAGGCAAAATGGTCTTAACAATCTTTCTTTTAGATTTACTGCAAGCGATACTTTAGAAGTATATGCCTTTAGTGGCGGTTCATCAGTAATGAATTTAATTACAACTCAAGTATTTCGTGACCCATCTGCTTGGTATCATTTTGTTTTTGCGGTTGATACAACCCAAGCAACATCGAGCAATAGAGTTAAATTTTATATCAATGGCACACAAATAACTGCTTTTTCTACTGCAACATACCCATCTTTAAACGCTACAACTCTTTGGAATCAAACTGCCGCCACCCATTATTTTGCAACCTATGACACTTCAAGCGAACTTTATGATGGCTACATAGCTGAAACTAATGTAATTGATGGTCAAGCCCTAACCCCATCCTCTTTTGGTGAAACATCTACAAGCACAGGTGTATGGATTCCTAAGAAATACACAGGAACTTACGGCACTAATGGATTCTATTTACCATTTACTAATACTTCTAGCACAAGCACACTAGGTAACGACTTCTCAGGTAACAGTAATACTTGGACAGTAAACAACATTAGCCTAACTGCTGGCTCTACTTATGACAGCATGACAGATGTGCCAACGCTGACAAGTGCTACTGCGGCTAACTATGCTGTTTTGAACCCTTTAGCAAAAAATAGCAGTAACACAGTAAGTAATGGAAATTTATCAGCATCAGGCAATGTAATATATGGTCATGTGCAATCTACTATTTTTGCTAGTAGCGGTAAATTTTATTTTGAAGCACAGCTTTCTACTCAACAAAACGACACAGCCATAGGATTAGGAAATACAAACTCAAATCCGCAAAATGATTTCACAGGTGGTAGCACTAACTCAGTCGGCTATTTATCTGATGGAAGATTATATTACAATGGTAGTTTGGTGGCAACTTATTCTTCCTACACAACAGGAGATACTGTAGCCTGTGCTTTTGATTGTGCAACTGGAAAGATTTGGATTGCTAAGAATAATACTTGGCAAAATTCTGGAGACCCTGCTGCTGGAACAGGTTCTGTGCAAACAGTATCATGGACAGAATTTACAGGTCTTGCTAGAACAGTAGGCTCAGGTGCTATTTCAGTCAACTTCGGTCAACGCCCATTCGCCTACACCCCACCAACAGGCTTTGTAAGACTAAACACATTTAACTTAACTACTCCTACGATTGGTGCTACTGCATCTACACAGGCTGGTAAATACTTTAATACTGTTCTTTATACAGGAAATGGTTCTAGTCAAACTGTTACTGGTTTTGGGTTTGACCCAGACATGGTATGGCACAAAGGGCGTTCTGTTGCATATAATCATAGTTTAGTTGATGTTATTCGTGGCAATAGTAATATTTTATTTTCAAATACCACTGACGCAGAAGCTAATCCAGGAGCACAACTTGCCTTAGCAACAGATGGTGCAACAGTAACATATCGTTCTGCTAATTTAGCAAATAATCAAAATGCCGCAACTTATGTGATTTGGGGTTGGAAAGGCAATGGAGCAGGAGTAACCAACACAGCAGGTTCTATTACATCTACAGTAAGTGCTAATACAACTGCTGGATTTAGTGTTGTTACTTATACTGCATCAAGTAGTGCTTCTACCATAGGACATGGACTTGGTGTTGCACCATCAATGATTATCCAAAAGAACAGGGATGCAGTTTCAGATTGGGGTGTTTACCATATTTCTATTGGTGCTACTAAGTTTTTAAAATTAAATACTTCTGATATACCATCAACAAACTCAGTTCCTTGGAACGATACTGCACCAACATCAAGTGTTTTTAGTATTGGAACAGGCTACACAAATGGAAATAAATATGTAGCCTACTGCTTTGCAGAAGTCGCTGGTTATTCTAAATTTGGCAGTTATGTAGGAAATGGGTCTAATGATGGTCCGTTTATCTTTACTGGATTTAAACCTAAATTTATTTTGACTAAAAATATTACTACTGCGGGTTATTGGTGGGAAATGGTTGATTCTGCAAGGTCACCTTATAACACCTCTAATGTAACTCTTTATGCCAATGTGTCTGACTCTGAATACACATCATCAACATATAACAAAGATTTAGTATCAAACGGATTTAAAATAAGAGGAACTAGTGCCGCACAAAATTCTTCTGGCGATACTTTTATTTACATGGCATTTGCCGAAAACCCCTTTAAATACGCTAACGCAAGATAGGAAATATTATGCCTTTTAAACTAGGAACTAAGACTATCCAACTGGATACCCCTTTTACACACAACGATATTCAGTACCCTGCTAACTGGATTCGTCTAGCATCTGAGGAAGATAAGTCTGCTATTGGTCTAGTCTGGGAAGCTGATGCTGTTCGTGCTGATGATAGGTTCTATTGGGATGGCAACATCAACAATCCTAAAGCACTAGAGGATGTTATCGAAACAGTAGATGGGAAAGAATACACAACCAAAGGATTAAAGTCTAACTTTATCGCCCAAGTAAAGACTACTGCTAGTTCTATCCTTGCTCAGACTGATTGGATGGTAATCCGTAAAGCAGAACGCAATGTTGATATTCCTACTTCTGTCGCTACTTATCGTGCAAGCGTAGTAGCAAAAGCTACAGAGTTAGAGACAGCTATCTCTGCGGTTACGACTGTAGAGCAATTGATTGCTTTAGATATGTCCTTTCCTAGCGAGGCTGTATGACTGAAGCTGAATTAAAACTCCTAAGCCACGAAGAAGTATGTAAAGTTCGCTACGAACAGATTCACGCTAGACTAAAGAGACTAGAACAGATTCTCCTTGGCACTGCTGGATTCATTATTATAACTTTATTAACTCTGGTACTTAAATGAGAGAAATCTCTGTCGGTAAGAATCTTACCGCTAATACCTTAACAACGCTATATACGGTACCGAAGCAACACACTGCTCGGTTTTATACTTTGTATGCCCACAACACAGGAGGTTCTACAAAACATTTTAGTGCTTGGTGGTATGATAAAAGTCAAAATACTGAGATTGTTATTTTATTAGAATACAATTTATCATCTAAGACATATCTGCAGTTAGACGGTTCATCATATGTATTCTTTGAAGAAGGCG